CCGTGACGTACTCGCGGCCTGGAACGGAAATGCCAATGGTACTTGGGTGACTACCTATCTTCTCGATAAGGCGGTCATTTTGCTTCATAAAGCACTGCTTGGATGCAAGCAAATGGACAAAAGACGAGGCATTGAACCCTCGTGTTTTGCTGGCCAGAACTCGTTCCCGAGTTCTAAGTTCGTCTTTTAAAGTGAGGTTGAAGGGGAGCCACAACTCCTCACCGGCCAGAACTAACGCCGTCTCCTGCTGGATCTCCGCACCATGTTCCTTCAGAGCAAGCTCTTTTTGAACAAAATGTGGATAACCAGAGGACTTGGCAAGATCACAACGGTCAAGGGCTTCCTGGTACTCGGTAAAGTTATCCCCAAACCATATTGGACTTAACATCTGATAACCAATCTCAAACATACGTTCGAGCTTAGCTTCAGGGTAAGGCAATAATGGGTCGCGGGCTTTAGCCGTGCACTGCGAAAGAGCCTTGATAGTCATGACACTTGGCAAGTAGGCATCGTCTGCACCTCCATCCTTGTTCCACGGAGCTGGAACAAAGTGGGACTTAGCAACAGGACGGAAGGGACAAAAGCCGATAACCTGAAGCGGCACGTTCACCACTTGAGGTCGGCACATCGGAATCTCAAAAAACCGAGATCCGATGTGCCCTATCAGTTTTTTTGGAAGCAACTGGAGCATGGCGTTAGAAACGGGCACGCCACAATTGTTCACCCCTGCCTTTCCTGCAGCAAAGTGAATCGCCACCACACGGCCATTACTGTTCACGTACGGCCCACCACAATCACCCGGCTCAGAAGACACGGAAAACCGGGCTTCAGCGCCAAAGCCACCTTTCAGGTCAGCAGCCTCACACAATCCTGTTTCAGAAACTTTGCCTGACGCACAGAAAAGTTGGACTTTCATGCCTGCTTCGGGTAACTCAAAGCAACGCTTTGGTAACATGGGCGGACGTCCGTCATAGGTTGCACAAACAACCAAGTCTGAGTTTCCACTGACGTTCTCGTGTACAATTTTGGTCTTAGGCACCTTCTTGTCTCCAAAGACGAAATGGGAGCACTCTAGATAAACGTGCTTATTCAACACGATACCCAACCAGCAACACAAGACCTGTGCCACATACGATCCGTCAGCTCTCACGGCTTGACCCATGGATTGGCGAATACGAGAGTGGTCGATCTTAGAATTGGCGGCTACGAGGGCTTCCAATTTCTCAGCCTTTTTAAGGGCTTGTTTGGCAGCAAAGGCCGCCTTGTCTCGCTCAGACTGCGCCTTTCGGTCAGCAGCAGACGGTTTAGGCTTTTCGGG